TGGGGTGTTACGGTAGCATAGCAATCTACCGTAACAACAAAATCTCATCAGGAGTGATGAGACCCCCCCCGTTAGGGGCACCCTTGCGGGCGAGTTTGGTGTTAGCCTATTTCCCTTAGGAAATAGACCATACGACCATTACTGTACAAGGAACGACACATGTCAGGTCTTACCTTATCGGACCACTGTCTAATCTCATAACGACTTGTTTCAACAGAAACGAACCGGAGAGTATCAGACGGAGATCCTTTAAGGAGGGCTTGGACATACGCGCCATCTTCGTTGACTGCGACTCTACGTGTCACTTGGTGAAGGTATCCACCAAAGGCGCCAGGTATTGCGAGACTCGATATGCTATCGAGTCCCCCGCAACCAGTAAGAGAACGCAGAATGCTAAATTTATTATATATTTCAAAATATAATTCCTCTAGCTCAACGGCAATGGTTGTTCCTTCGGAGGACCACTCGCGAATCTTATTCAGCAGCCAGATTATTCTCTGGATGTTGTTTAAGGGACTGCGAATGTAGAAGGGAGTTACGTCACGGCCTTTATAATAATGGCCGCCACACGACTCCCGAAAATGTCCTTCGATAAACGACTTATCGATATTTGTCTTAAACCCGATGTACTCGAGATTACTTACAACCTCGCGTGCAGCGGATGTCGGACAGATTATGTCATCTCCGTATATACCGATAGTACCCTGAATATTTAGCATTTTCAGAGTAACTCTGGTAACAGCGAAGAATAACAGACTTTCAAGTTCGAAAGTGAACCCGTTACCCATAGTAGAGAACATATGTAGCTGGCGGTAAACGCCGTTCACATTAGTCCATCTACTGCGAGCACGGTCTAAAACATCGAACCAGGCAGGAGGTAATACCTCGAGCATAAGGATCCTTGTTATAGAGTCACTAGCACTTGAAAGATCGAGAGTCGCTAAGTCTCCCGTGATACTACCCTGGCGGGCAAGATCACGATTACGTCCTTGGTCATTGAGGTCTATACCAAACCGGCGTAGCCGGCCACGGATATGATCTCCATAAAACTTCTGGACGTACATGTTCAGGTCAGGCTCTTTAGCAGCAGCCCGATCTATAACATTAGACTTAGGTACAGTGAAAACAACATTACCAGGAACCAGTCGGAGTTCTAAAGTCCCACCAGTGGATACTGCGGAATTGCAGCTCCAAGCAGGTGAGGCTAGGATACTCTTTCGGGCTAACGGTAAGTTGCTTGCAGTCGTATCGCCATATCCATCAAACTTTTCTTGAGGTTGACTTTTACCACGACGATGTCGTGTCGAAGCACCCCCACTAAAAGATGATAAACCTTCAAACTCAGGGACATCACCGAGTAGATTTGCAACTTCGCGTGTGAGCAAGAACATAAAATCCTGCTTACTATCGCGTCGAAGCAAACGATACTCTGTGTCGCGATTGCGACGAGATGTCCATAAGAGTTTAGCGATAGCTGCCCTCTGGCGAGCCCGGGCACTTTCCTTCGATGGCGCAGCATATTTGGAAAGTAAAGACTTTACCAGATAGCTATTCCGAAAATCACTCAAATCGAGTGATTCGGAGATCCTTCGGAGGACCCACTGCTCGTCGAGCTGAACGTGGAATTGACTAGTACTTATTGTTACTCTTCTTTTCCGAGACATGGTTATTCCTATGTTATGGGTAAAAGGGCGAATACTTAGTATACGCCTTCCAGTTTGACAACAGCGTCATTGACTAAAGATTTAGCCGGGTCCAGAGAACTCTGAATCAGGCTAACCAGGTCTTTACGCTCTTGCTCAGTAGAGCGAGCGTCAAACTGGAATTCCAAAGTAGCAACCGCCACTCGTTCAGAAGTTACAACCGTAACTCCATTGACCGATTGGTTGGTCGTTACCACGGGCATCATCAATTTGATGGTAGCACGGTATTTTCCGCCAGCGGTTTTACGGCTGGAGATGGAAAACGTGTTATCGCCCGCAGGAATCCCTGTACGTTCAACAAGGTAGCCAACGCCTCCTTCAATATTGAAAGGAGAGAAGGTACGATCTTTTGGTGTAGCTGCACGGTCTTTGAGGACCAGCGGTTGGAGCTGAGGCATAATAAATACCTTTGACGGCAAAGCCGGTTATTTGTAACGCTGACGCCACATGGCGGCAAAGTTTACAAGGTGAGTGGTCGATAAAGGATTTTTGACGAAAGGCAACGGCCGGGGAAACCCAGCAAGGGCCTGTCGACGCATCGCTTTTATCGTGATAAGAGAGGACGCTGTCGGCCAGGAGGCCGATAGTGACGAATAACGAGGAGCACACGTACAGGTTCCTTCCAGGTAGAGAGTATCCCACCCGGAAATGAAGTTCGCACCCGCATATGCGGTGAGCGAATTTAGGAGACTACCAATCGGTAGGACCCAATCCAGTACGAAGCTGTAAGGTACAGCATTCCAAGCAATGAGTGCAGGATTGATAAGACCCAATGAGCTCATATTATGAAGCTCAGGCGAGTCAAACCAATAATGACACCCAACTTGGTGATGTAACTTACCACTAAAGCGGAATCCACCGTCGGAGAACTCACGGTCAAGCGTAAACATGCGTTTTCGCCTAGCAATGAGATTCGACAGAGGAGTATTCTTTAGTACCTCAAAGGTCGAATGAATGTCATCGAGAGTGGGTTGGATACCGTAGATATACTCTAAGTAGCGTGAAGACGCATTTTTAGAGACACTACGAATCTTTCCTCCGCCGAAGGCACGATTAAGATCAGAAATAGACCCGTGTCGTACCCCGCGGTAGAAGTACATAACGCTCGTCGCTAAATTAGCGAGGAGAGCGATATTGTCACCAAACTCAAGGGCAGCATTCGCGAGTTCCGACCCGTCATTAAACGAGTCGGCGAACGACGCATAGTTACGCGATCGTTCGTTTCTTGAGATAGTTGGTAAACCAGAGAAGTCCGTTACATTAGGAATTCTCTTTATGGTAACAGACGAACCTCCAGGCGTAACCATCGTCTCCGATGGTATACGACCAAAGAGAGTCGCCGGATAACCGTCAACAACTAGCTCGAAACTACCTCCGAGGGGGGTTCGCTGGGTAATGCAACGTGAGTACGGCCTTGGGTATGCCCAAGGTATCGTCTCACCGGCAATAACCACAGTTCCCTTCTTTCCCGAGGAAGTAGCTCGCGATGAGGATAAAGTCGTCACTTTCCCAGAGATAGTCTTCTGGTAAGGTCCCCCTTTATCCGCAGGGCGATGGACGGTACACGTACCGGACCATGTCTCAGACACAGGGGAAGTAACATCAATATACATCTATGGAACCTCCATTGTGAGGGAGCATAGGCCCTAACGGGACCTACACATTATGTGTAGATAGGACGACCGAGAGGTCGTCCCACCTC